CCCGGAACAGGCGCGATCTTGACTAGCCGTTCATTGCTCTTTGTGTCTTGCATATGTCTCCTATTTCTCTGGTGTCACAGCTGGCTGTCCGTCAATAAACTTCTGCAGCTGTGGACCTAACTGTACATTGATTTGTCGTTGCGCCCAATCGAACGCTGGACGAATGAATGGGAATGCCTTCGCTCGTTTACCAGTATCCCTGCCTGACGGAGTCACAATCCTATGCCCAAACTCGATGAGGTGTCGGTGCGCTCCCCATGCCAGAACCTGACGGATATCCTTGCGGAATGCGCGTCGGATCATGCGCGTCTTGTTCAGCGGCGCGATGAAATAACCGATCTCACTGTACTGTTTTCGGATGCGCTTCTGTCGAATCGCAGCATAGAGACCATCGGCTGGGTGTCGGATTCCGATTCCAGCAGCACGATAGTTAGTACGCATGCGATCGCGAGTTTGTGCCGCGACCTTGCCAGTAAGTTTGCTTAGGAATGTGTTTAGCGCTTTGTCGCCAAGATTCTTTTCCATCTTATCGACGAGCGTGCTTGGCGTGAGATTAATCTGAATGAACTCGCGCTCAGCCATCAGGGTGCGATATCCGAAACTACGGATCGCGCACGCACTTCGGTGCGGAGATCCACAGCCAGCAGATCCTCCTCGCCTCCGTAGGCTACGTCGCCCATCGTCACGCCGACAACCATGCAAGAATACACACCACTCACGTCGAGATTCTGATTGCCTACCGCTGCCTTCACGAGATGGTCGCGCCAAGTGTAGAGTGCCTTCATGCCACGATCTAGACCTGCCGAACGCGGAATGATGAAGCGTACGGTGAATGTGTACAGCTCGTCAATCTGCTTGTTCATCATATAGGACAGCGTAGAATCTGGCGGCATCACCACGACAGCAGGGAATGTCGAGATCGAATCTGGCATGAATACCGTGGACTGCTTGATCGGATCGTATCCTGTTGGTGGCGTGATCCCGGAGAATCTTGCCGCGAGTGCTGTGCCTACTGCATATGTATCCATTAAACAGCCTGCGGAGGCACGCGATACGCTCGCAGCATTTGCTCCACGTCCGGATCCAATCGCGCGAGTAAGCGCATTTGCCCAACCTCAGGCGATCCCGCGATTCCGAACGGAGTATTCCTTCGGTTGAAGATTCTGCCGCTTTGGATAATGGCTGCTACCTCAACAGGCTTAGGCACGCTCGACCATCCGCGCACGCCAATCACTCTCACGCCTCTCGTGACGGTAATCGGGAAGGTGCGCGCTCCCCATGTTGTAGCCTGAATCATATTGTACGGTCGACCTGTTGTTGGAGCATTGTACGGCATGAGGGCATAATCTGCGGTTCCCCAACTAGTTTCGTAATTGCCGTTCGCGTCATCGTCGGCGGTCAGCGAGGACACGCTTACGAAGTCGTCAATCGGCAATGTGAGGTATTCGTCAGCCTCGTAATATGCCGTCACGGTACCAGCGTTATAGAAGAAGCGTCCTGTGTAGTCATCGATCAAACGCGATACGGACTCGATCACTAGGTCGAGTTGCGAATCGGAATCCGAATCGATGATACCAAGCGCAGCCTTAACAGCTGACCCAGTGGTGTATCCGTTAGTAATCGCCATCGCAGCTCCTTATTTCTTGTGCTTGGCTGCCCTGCGCTGCTCTCGGTTTAGCGCCGTAGCGGATCCGCTAGTGACGCGCTGTTCGAGCTCTTTCAGAATAGGATGCCAGTGTTCTGCGTATACTTTCGTAGTGGTGTATCCAGCCGCGAACTCTACCGCAGCCTCCGATGCCGCCTTAGCCTGTTCAGTTGACTTCATTTCGTATGATTCCTCGAGCGCCGCGATGATGCGCTTAACTTCCGGAACCATCCACCAGCCAGTCTGCATTTCGTCCCATTCTGGCTGCCCATCGACTTTCCATCCGGATCCGACTAGCTCAGGCTGCGCAGTCCAGTTTGTGACGATCACAGGAGTGCCGCATGCCTGTGCTTCGATAGCTGGCACGCCGAATCCCTCGCCACGCGAAGTCATCAGTAGTACGTCCGCTGCTGTGTATAGTCGAGCCAATACTTCAGACGGCAGCCCTTGCCTAAACTCGAACTGCGGCACGATACGCACGCGATCTGCTGGCGCATCAACTGCCTGAAGCAGTCGCTCCAGTTTGACGCCATTCGCCAGACCGAAGAAGTCGGTGTGAAGATAGAGATATGCGTTCGGCTTCGACTTCGCGAAGGTTGACCACGCGAGCAGCATTTCAGGGAAACACTTGCGGATAGGCGTGATGCCCTTATTCGCGGAGTTGATCATCGTGAGGTGCGCATCCTCCGGAATGTTTAGATCCTTTCGAATCTCGCTTTCCGTTGGCTTGAAGATATTGTCATTGAAAGAATGCGGAGCGTAGAATAGATTCTCGCGAGAGATGCCAGCCTTCAGCATTTCATGCTCGCCGAATCGGCTCATCGCGATCGCCCACTTGCCCTTGCCCTTGCGGTCGAACCACGCCTTGACTTCGGCTGGAACAACGCTATGATCGATCGGAGTCCAAGAAGCAATCGGAATCTCGTCCCATTGCGGAGACTTGTATACCCACACATCGTAGAGCGTGATGCCGATTCCAGGAACCTGCGGATCCTGCGCCATCCACCATGCCATCTGCGCTGGCGTTAGGTCGTTGCTGTATGCGTCCATCCCTTGCTGCATAACGGGAACGCCATTCCACTCGAGCGTGGTTCCAGCCAACCCGTAATTAGCCATGATAGCAACCTTGTGTCCGTCGGCTACCAGCCTAGGTACAATCTCCTGTGTCTGCATTCCGTATCCCGTAGGCGACCAAGGAGCGTTAGAAGTCCAACCAATACGCATATTTGCCTCCCTTGACCGAAGAGTCGGTCAGCATGCCTCGAACCTGCTTATAAAGCAAGCACTATTTCGAGCTCGAAAGAGCCCATATCCAGACGCACTGGACTAGCGTTAGAGATATCTGAACGCGAGTGCCCCTGCCGCCAGACCGAAGTCTAGCGGCAGGGAGCAACTCTACCCTAGTTAGCTAGGATCAGGTGTTGGCGGAAACCAACACGCGCTGAGCCGTCAGATCTGGCAGGTTTCCATCGAGCGCGTATAGCGTTCGGATGGCAATCTGCGCAGCGTTGAAGGCGTACTCGCTTGAGGACGCGACTTCAATTGGCAGCTCGCGGATGTAATAGGACGGAGCGTGAATGATCGCAACGGACTTCGACGCAGAAGCGACGGCAGCCATGTGAACATTCTCAACTACGCGGTAGCCGAGCAGCGTATCAGGCTGACCAGCTGCAAGTCCAGGAACCCAGACTGGCATGCCCTGCGTGTCCTGCATCTTTCGAACCTTCGAAAGAGCAGCACTCGAGAGCTGCCACTGCGTGTTGGTGTTTCGGTAATCCGGACCGAGAGCGTAGAGCAACGTCACGAGGTCAAGGCTATCGAAGAAGGTGGACGCAACCGTACCAGCCTTCGTAGCGGTCGACAACTGTGCGTTGGTCGCTGCGGTGATGAATCCCGTCGGCTGGACAGTACCAGTACCGAGGGTGCATGCCGAACCAGCGAGGAAAGCGATGCTGCGACCCGCAGCCTCACCGACCACTCGCGTGATATCGAAGCCTGCATCGCGAACCAACTCATTGCTGAGAAGAGTCATCGAGGCAATCTTGTTTGCATACAGCGTGATGCTGCTGATCGTTGGATCAGCAGGCGAGATGGTCGAACCTTCGCTGACGAAAGTGGTCGCCTGATTCGCCGTCACTCGCGGAACAGTGATGTTCTCGCCAGTGGTTGTGCGGATCTTGGTGGCACCTTCGTAAACTGGGTTGCCCTGCGAAAGCGCAACGACAACGAAGTCTGCGAACGTCACGGGAACAGTCGCTGAGCCGCTAGCCAGTGCACGAATCTCAAACTTACCTGAGCGCTTCTCGCCAGTGGCGATTGCCCGGAGTACGTCTGCATCGTTGTCTGCCTTAACGGACTTCTCGACCTTGAGTGCGCGTTCAGCGAGTGCGCCGATCTTCTCGGAGCGATCCTCAGCCTCTGCGACCTGATCGATCTTGGTTTTCTTTGACGACATCGAGGTGTTCAACGCATCCCAGCGCTGCTCCTCCTCTGCGGTCAATTCGCGCTTCTCATCAGCTGCTCGAGCGAGAAGTGACTTAGCCTCTTCCCAATCGTTGCGGTACTGACTATAGAGCGCCTGAGTTACTTCAGACATTTCTATCTCCTTGTTTATACTATTTGAACCTATTCGGTGGTACGTCCAGCAGTGGTGCGAATGCCCTCGTGCTGCGCCCTAGCGATTCGGTTGCTTCATTTCCAACTTAGCAAGCGCTAGTTGGCGTTCTCGCACAGAGAACGGAACCGCACGAATCGCTTCGTCCGATCCTGTTTCCTGCGTGACTTCGACAACCACTTTAGGGCTGTCAACATCATCATTTTCACGCAGATCTGGCGCGACCTTGCGGATCGCGAGATCTAGTGTTTCTGCTGCTTCCGCATCCGGAGCCCCAGCAAGCAGCGTGTCGAATGCGCGCATAAGTTTCTGCGCATCGATCTCAGTGCGCTGCGAGAGCGCACGAACAGCGCCTAGTCCTACCGTAGCAGGGTAGGCTGGCTCGTGTCCTGTAAGCAGGCTCACTTCGTGCAGTCGCACATTCGTCAGCTCGCGCACTCCCTCGTCGTTGTATCCGTCACCCTTGGACGGAACGCTGAAGCCGAAGGACATACCCATCGCAGCTCCGTCGCGTCGCAGCATAGCAGCGAGGTCGGATGCGAACGTCACCTCCGGATTCAGGGATACGCGAACCTTAAGTCCGCGATCATCTTCCTGAAGCGAGAGCGTGCCAGTCTTGGTTGATCCGAGGAAGTACTTAGGATCGTGATCCTGAAGTGCCTTCACTTCCCATTCTCCCCTGTTAGCAGCAGCAACAGACTTGCTGAATGCTCCAGGACGGATCACTTCGCGGAATGCTAGACCTTCGGACTCAGCGTCGAAGATGGCGGCATATCCTTCGAAGGTATGTCCGTCGCCTTCCTGCCGAATCTCGGTATGGAACTGCCGATACTCGATAGCCATATTCTTGTTCTCCTTGCGTTCTGCGTTGTCAGAGATATTCTCTGCCCATCGCTTACCTTCGTCGCCTCCCCACAGTGCCCATGCGATTCTACCGTTGCTAGGATATCCATCCTCGCCTTGGCTGAATCCCTCAGCCTGCTTGTCGACTTCATGTCGCGCGAAGAAACTTACCATTCGTTGTACTGTTTCGAATGGCAGATTTTTGCCATTCACGATATCGCGTGCTCGAGCAATACCTATTTCAGTGCCGCCGCGACCGAACTCGCTGCGCCAGTCGAGTCCGCGCTGGGCTTCTGCTTTCATGCCAGAAGTAGGAGAATATCCATCAGGATTAATCGGAGCGCGCTCTTCCTGATCGTCGTCCTCGTCGTCTTCGTCATCGTCCTCGCGCGGCTGCCAAGCGTTGCAGTAATACGCGCCGCTGACATAATCATCCCAGCGCTCGCACCACGCCTTGTCGCCCTGCACATCGTCCTCGTTGTAGAAAGCGCAGTTGCCGCAGGCGCGACCTTCAGGCACATCCTCGGCGAGTGCGGGTCGATAGTTATCTGGCAGTGCGCGCTCGCCTCCTGGTTCGATTTCCTCTGCGAGTGAGAGCGCGACCATTTGGTCGATCGCGTCCTGCTTGCTGCTGTGGCAGCCTAGCACTTCGCCGTCGCCTTTAATCGTAGCCCAACCTTCGCATCCCTCTGCCGAGTCAGTGATATAGTATGGCATCAGTTTGGCTGGTACAGCCAGAATGACAGCGTGTGTGTGCCGCTGTTTGTGATTCCGTAGATTGCATCGTCTCGCCCTACCTTGAGGGTGATCGGCACATAGGAGCGCAGGTGCAGCCCGTTGGAGATGGTCACATTGGACTCGCCAATGTAAACATCGTTCGCCGTGCTAATGAAAGTGATCTCGCACTTATCAGAGTTCGTTGCAGTTGCGATCAGCGTTGCTGCAGTTCCGATGGTCACTTGTCCTGTGGATACGCTCATATTGGCTCCCTCATGCAGTCGCGCTTGGTGGCGTGTCGCCAGTGTGCGCGATATTGATATCGACTAGATTTGCTGCTTGCTCTGGCTCGTATCCAGCCTGTGTTAGCATAGCCGCAATGTCAGCGCGCTGGCGGAGCGACGCAATACCTGCGTCTGCTTCGTTCAGCGGCATGCGGTAGGAATCACCCGAATCGATGGGCTGAAGATCTTCGAATCTCCGGATGTCATTGACAGACAGCCATCCCTCCTGCAGTCCGATGCGATATGTTTCGAATCGATCCTTAGTAGTTCCGCGAAGCAGCGAATCCATAGTGAACTTAACGAATGCGTCCGGAACCAGAATCAGTGTGCTCAGCGGTCGCTCGATCATCTCAACTAGAGGACGAAGCGTATACTGCACGAACGCGAGGTTCTGTTGTTCTACGCTGGCGTATGAAACAGCGCCAGCTACCGTACTCTGAATAAGATTTGTTGGCACGCGGAAGATGCGCGCTACCTCTTCAACCGTGAACTGGCGCGAAGCGAGCAGCTGCGCGTCCTCTGGTTGGAAGGCTAGCGGCTTGAATGTGGCACCGCCAGTGAGCACTCCTGGAGTGTGGATATTGGATCCGGAGTGATGGCGTGCCCACCCTGACTTCAATGATTCCGCTTGTTCTTTGGTCAGTTCATTGGGCACCTCGATGATGCCTGTCGGTGTTGAACCTGTTCGGAAGAAATGCGTCGCGTAGTCTTCAAGTGTCAATCCGAGCGATAGCGTATTGCGGAGCTGTGAGATCGGATTGATTCCACGCATTTCACCAGGAAGCGCAATAAGTGGAATATGCAGGATTGTTTCCTGACCGTAGACAATCGGATTGGATCGCTCATCTTGGTATACTTTGTACTTGACAACGCGATCCTCTCGGAAGATGTCGACGCGTCGCGGATCTAGCACGCGCACTTCTAGCACGCGACCCTGCTCATCTCGCGGTGCGTATAGGAATGCGTTTCCATCCATGAACAACGACACGACTGTTTCGCTGATCACCTGATTGATAGTATATGTTGGCTCATCTGGAATCGGCGTAACCATCCATGATGGCTTCTGCCCATTGGTTCGGAATGGTCGGCGGATGCCATTCTCTCGGCGATACGAATCGACAGGGAAAGAAGAAACTACGTCAGCCAGCAGCCGCACGCTCGCGTACGCCGCGCTGAGTCCTAGCGCTGCCTTGCTATCGATTTCCCGTAGCCCCAAGAACGGAACCTTATCGAACGCTAATGGCGTAAGGTTCTGCAGGCTGAGCGAGCGCTGCTCTTGTCCTGCGATGATTCGGCGTAGAATGCTCACTTGTTATCTCCTCGCTTATATCCAATAGTAATCATGAGCACGCCGAACAGAACTAGCAGACTCATCGGGTCAATAGCCCACAGTCCTACTAGCACGCAAATAGCGCCGATGATTTCAAGCAGATTACTCATAGGCTGATAAACTCCACATTCGGTGTCTTTTCAGGCACTTCCGTAAGCAGACTGCCAGCGCGGCTATATGCCATGATGGCTGCTACGATAAGGTCGATCTTCTTGTTCTGCTCGCGTCCTTTACGAATCTGTGTTCCGTGACGCGAAGTATATGGCGTGGCGTTGTCGACGTGTCGCGCTAGGCGCGAATCACCGTTGTGCTTTAATCGCTTGTTAACAATCGCATCATATAGTGCGGCTGTTGCTGGAACCATGCGGGCAGGACTCTGCGGAAACTCCACGATGGGCAGACCAGCAGATTCCCATTCTTCCATCGACCGCTGCCACCTGAATGGATCGCAGACGATTTCGCGCACGCGATAGCTACGGAAGATTTCCTCCATGCGCGCTTCGACTTCTCCGATTGGCACGCGCCAAGAGAGATCATCTAGTGGGCGCTCCCAATGCCCTAGCACAAAGATAGCGCCATCGGCGATGCGGCAGCCAACGATAGCAGTGCTGTCGTTGCTGAACGATCCGTCGAACGCTACCACGATGTCTTCGTCAG